TATAACCAACAGTAAACCTATTTCTGAGCAAAAAACAAAAAGCTTTTTAAGTTGCATTTTTTTAGTTGATCAATTTTCAGTTTACGTTTTAACTTAATGTGTACGGAAAAAAAATGAAGTGGTCAAAGACTTCGAGGCGAAAGTATTTGCGAAATAACGATAATGTTGTTAGCGTAGGTACGCCTTGCAGAAAGGGCGATGGCTCGAACCAATATCTTACACAAATAAAGAAGTTGAGGCGAACTATTCCGAGTTGGGAAAATTTCTTTAGTGTCGAAGCGAATAACACTCGTATGAATGATTGGATTAGACTCGATGTTCTTGGGGAGCCTTTAGCACAAAAATACTCATGGGCGATACCTGACGACCGAAGTCTTCGCATATTATCAGAATTTCAGCCGCTGGTTGAAATTGGATGCGGAAAAGGTTATTGGAGTCATCTTCTGCAAAGAAGAGGAGTTGATATTATAGCATGCGACACTCAATCATTTGAGGATAGTTGGACAGAGGTTCCTAAAACTTTATTATTGATTTAATTCGTCATTTAACCACATGAATTAGATACAGTCAAATGGTCCAGATTTCTTGCAAAACGAGAAATCGAAATCCAGGAATTTATTTTTGTGCTATCCCGATGAATCAAGCTCCTTGAGCTTAGACTGCTTAAAAAACTTTCAAGGAACATTCATCATTCACGTTGGCGAGTTGATTCACACTGGTACGGTTACCGCATCTATCCAATCCCCGTGGGGAAGGACCACAAGCTCAGACTTCCAGGTGAACTTATCATCGAAATTTCACTGCTTGCTGCAGGCACGGATACCATCATTTCCTTTCAGTAATGATTACATAACTGTTTGGAAAAGAACACGTGTAGTTGAAGCGGATGGAACCGAGTGTTCTAACGCAAGGGCAGCCAAAATATTTGAAGATGCTGAAAATGGAGAAGAGGAAGAAGAAGAGTCCAAAGAGCCTAAAGCTAAGAAGACTGAAGAATCTCGTTCTAACCGTTCCAGTTCCGAATTGATGCGCGAATACGTAGACCGTATTGGTGATATCTACGGCGGTCAAGGCGATGCCAACGAAGGCGACGCAGTTGGTGCAGCTGGTAAGAAAATTTCTGTAAACACAAAAAGCGAAGTAGGCCCAGGCGCTGACTTTGGTGGTAAGCATGTTGATTTTGAAGGCGCTGAAGAAGCAGTTGACGGCAAGCCAATCAACAAGCCAAACAACGAGTACAGCAAAGGCGAAGGACGTCTAATTGGTAAAGTAGGCAATACACCAGGCGGCGACAAAAAGCTAAAGGCTGAACCTGCTGGTCACGGCGCTGAGAAAAACGGCGACACAGAAACAGGTAAAAAAGTTGGTAGTACTTCCGAAAAGGCTTCCATTAACAAGAAGTCTGAAATCGGTGGTAAAGTACGTTAATAGATTAGGACACGAAAATGGCTTTGTACCTAAAAGAGAACTTAACATTTGACCGGGCAAATATCAAGGTTATTACCGAAGATACTGCCGACGGGACTGGTAAAGATCTCTATATGGAAGGGATATTCATCGAAGGAGGCGTAAAAAACGCTAACGAACGTGTATATCCCGTCCACGAAATTGAAAAAGCTGTTTCAACTATCAATGACCAACTCAAAGGTGGCTACTCCGTTTTAGGCGAAGTAGATCATCCAGACGATTTAAAAATTAACCTAGACCGCGTAAGCCATATGATCACAAAAATGTGGATGGATGGCCCATGCGGTTTTGGCAAATTAAAGGTATTACCAACTCCAATGGGCGAACTAGTTAAGGCCATGCTGACAAGCGGCGTTAAACTGGGCGTTAGTAGCCGTGGATCTGGTAATGTCAATGAAGGAAGTGGACACGTTAGTGATTTTGAAATCATTACCGTTGACATCGTAGCACAGCCTAGTGCACCACATGCTTATCCTAAGGCCATTTATGAAGGCCTAATGAATATGCGTGGCGGTATACAGGTATTTGAAACGGCACGTGAAGCCGCTCAAGATCAAAAAGTACAGAAGTACCTGAAACAGGGTATTGAAGCCCTAATCAAAGATTTAAAATTATAGGAGAAATATCCAATGTTAGATGCTATCAAACCATTGTTGGATAACGGAATCATTAATGAAGAGACCAAGCAAGCCATTGGCGAAGCATGGGAATCACGCATTACTGAAGCCAAGGAACAAGTTCGTGCAGAATTACGCGAAGAATTTGCTCAACGTTATCAACATGACAAGCAAGTAATGGTTGAAGCTCTTGACAAAATGGTAACAGAGTCTCTCACTGCTGAACTATCTGAGTTCGCAGACGAAAAAAAACAATTAGCAGAAGATCGTGTTGCATTTAAAAAGCAAATGATCGAAAGCAGCAGCAAGTTCAATGATTTTATGGTTAGCAAACTATCTGAAGAAATCAAAGAACTACGTGCAGATCGTAAAACTTACGAGGCAGCAATTGCCAAGTTAGAAAACTTTACAATCCGTGCATTGGCAGAAGAAATCAAAGAGTTTGAGCAAGACAAGAAAGCTGTAGTGGAAACTAAAGTTCGCTTGGTTGCTGAAGGTAAAGCTAAACTAGCTGAACTACAAGCTAAATTTGTAAAACAATCTGCTGAAGCTGTTAAAGAGGCCGTAACCAGTTCGTTAGAGTCAGAATTGACTCAACTAAAAGAAGACATCCAAATTGCTCGCGAGAACATGTTTGGCCGTCGTCTATTTGAAGCATTTGCTAGCGAATTTGCTGGTACTCATTTGAATGAGAACAAGCAGATCCGTGAGTTACAAGCTCAGTTTGAGAAAGTAACCGGTAAATTGGCTGAAGCAGTTCAGGTAATTGAAACCAAGCAAGCTCTAGTTGAGAGTAAAGAAACAGAAATCAAGATCATCAAAGAATCGGCAGAACGCAAAGAAAAACTTAGCGAAATGTTGAAACCTTTGAACAAAGAGAAAGCCGCAGTTATGCGTGACTTGCTCGAAAGTGTGCAGACTGATAAGCTACAATCTGCATATGAAAAGTATCTACCAGCAGTTCTAAACAACACTCCTGTTAGTAAGCCAACCGCCAAGGTTGCTTTAACAGAGTCGCGTGTAGAAGTTACTGGTGATAAAACTGCTAAAACTGCCGTTGAAACTTCACAAGCACCAGACGTAATGTCAAATGTTTATGAAATGAAACGTTTAGCAGGGCTTAATTAAACCCTAAAAGGAAAGAGGAAATATTATGACACAAGCATTATTAGAAAGCCGTTGGGGCGAGACCAAAGAAGCCCTGTTAGAAGGCCTACAAGGCTCACGCCGCACAACAATGGGTGTAATCCTAGAGAACACTCGCAAGATGTTGGCAGAGAACGCTACAGGTGGCGCGACTCAAGCTGGTAACGTAGCTACACTTAACCGTGTAATTCTACCAGTTATTCGTCGTGTTATGCCTACCGTTATTGCTAACGAAATCGTTGGTGTACAACCAATGACAGGTCCAGTTGCTCAGATCCACACATTGCGTGTACGTTATGCAGATTCAGTTTCTGATTCTTCAGCATACGCTACAAGTGCAAACGCCGGTGACGAAGCATTGAGCCCATTCAAGATTGCTGTTGCTTACTCTGGTAGTAATACTACTGGTCAAGCTACTTCAACAGCTGCTCTTGAAGGCGTTGCTGGTAACCGTATCAACGTTCAAATCTTGAAACAAGTAGTAGAAGCTAAGACACGCAAATTGTCAGCTCGTTGGACATTTGAAGCCGCTCAAGACGCTCAGTCTATGCACGGTTTAGATGTTGAAGCTGAAATCATGGCTGCTTTGGCACAAGAAATCACAGTTGAAATCGACCAAGAAATTCTAGGCTCTTTACGTGCTCTAGCTGCAACTGATTACACATTTGATCAGTCTGCTGTTTCTGGTACAGCTACATTCGTTGGTGATGAGCATGCCGCTTTGGCAGTTCTAATCAACCGTACAGCTAACTTGATCGCTCAACGTACACGTC